CAAACCTAAATTTCCATTATAATTTGAATAATCAACATTACCTTCAGTTATAAGTTGTAACTTATAATCAGTTGTTCTACTTTGTAAAAATGTCTTTAAATTATCTTCCGTTACTGATGGTTCACTAACATTTTGAAAAACAAAGTGTGTAATTGGTCTGATTTGGTTAAAGGTCGTATCTTGGTTAAAATTAGTTATAACTTTTTTATTTTTATTATAAAATATAACATCTTTCGTATCCATAGCTTGATTAACTGTGGATACACCAACACCATTAGCTAAATTATTTTTACACCAATTTAAATTTGTAAATGGAAAAGTGTCAGTAAAATCAACTTTATTACCTGCGGTAGAATCATCAATAAAATTTTGTAGTTTGTCTTCGTCAACAATTGATAATTGAGGTTCAGTAGCTCTACTAATAAAATCAGAACTTTTAATAAATTCGAAACTAGAATTAGAAATTTGATTACGTATATATTTTGTATTGAAAATTCCTCTGATATAATTTTGCCAACTTTCTCCTATACCACCATTAGATATTTGTCTAAGGATTAAAGGAAAAGTTTGAGCATTGAAACCCAAATTTTTAAGTTTCATAATTATGAATGGACTATTTACACCCAAACTATCCAAAAGATTACCACTTTCAAACTCGGCTAAAACATTTGATATTTCGTCAGCAGTAGAGTTAGTATTGTTTGCTCGAGTAATTTTTGAAAAATTAACTAAATAAATTAATCTCTCGTAAATCTCATAAAAGAACTTAACTTCCTCTTTATTACTATAAACTTGATTGGTTATTGGAAACTCAATAGCATTAATAGATGCACGTTTAATATCTAATACCTCATTTGTTGTCGGTCCGATTTCTTTTCTTTCGGGGTCTCTCTCAGTCAAACCTTTAATGAATTCTTCAACAAATTCAATTTCAGGCCATTTATCATATAAATAACCTTGAGTACGACTTATTAAAGATTGGTCACCAGGATATCTAATTTCATATTTTTCTTGTCCATTTTCACCATTAGTTGCGACAATAAATTGTGGCCAAGGATAAATTGGTGTATTAGTGTCATCACCTGGATTTATATTATCTTGTGAAGCACCAGCAACTTGTGGGTCAAAAATTGCTTTCTTCCTAACATCACTATTTCTTTCATTCCAAGCTTTAGTATGTACATCATCCATCAATCTCAAAAATGCCTCACCATTAGCAAAGAACACAGCTAACACATTTCTAATGTTTGGTACAAAACCAATACCATTGTTTTTATTTTGTAATAAGTCGGCCAATGTCTCAGTCAAAGCATTTTCAATATCCTCTTTTATTCTTTTGAGGTCTGTGTTCATTTGTTGTACTATTGAAGTAAATGAACCATCACCTTCGAAAAAAAAGTATTTTTTTTCTTGTTTTATGTCCCCATTTTTTGTTTTAAATGAACCCGCTTGAAACTCTAATTGTAATTCCAACTCAGCTTGAAATGTCTCCAATTCAGCTGGTGTGGGTTCTTTTTTCTTACGTTGTAGGAAGGTTTCAGCGATATCAATATCTTTGATTTGTACAACTTTTCTGAAGGTATCTATACTTATACTAAAATTTATCGCACTCTTAACCTCAGGTTTTTTTCCTATTTTATATTTTCCATCCTCACCAACAGTTTGATTGGTTTTTAATTTTTTATTATTATCATTAATTTTCCCAATTAATTCACTTTCAGCAGTGTTTCTTTTATCAGGTGTATCTATAACTTTAGTGAACGTATAAACCCTAGTTTTTTTATCAGTCAAAACTATAAAATTTTGTGTGTCCATATTTCTATTGAACCAAGATTGATTTCCTGCATAAAAATAAACATCACCATAGTATTCCGCTAAGTTAACTCTATAACTTTCACAATCACTCAATGGTTGTAAGTTTTCTTTTGCAAAAGTGTCCATTTTATTTTTAATAAAAATGTCCAATCTATCTTTCATTTCCATCAACGTTAGTTCAGGAAAATCATCAGGTATGATACCTTTTGATTTATATTCACTATAAACTTCTTGAATCTTTTGATACCCTCTAGTAACTGTTCTATCTTGTACGTTTGCTGACTGATTGGGGACACCACTTCTTTCTTGTATTCTAAGATTTGTTTTATACATATAAGGTGTAGCTAATAGACCAGCCATTGTAATTTCAGTCATTACATTATATTTGTATGTATAAAATTGTAAGTCCACATCGAAGTTACCCGAACCAGTATTAAATGAAGCACCAAATTTATACAACATCAATGGTAACCTGATTGCTTTACCTAGATACCCCTTTAGTGTTAGATAGAATAAAGGATATGGTAGGTTGAAGAAAACAGCATATGGTGAACTATCACCTGATTCAAATAGAGCTTTACCTCTTATATCAATCATTTTTATTGATATAACTGGTTCAAATGCTGTGTTAATTGTGACACTAATTGACTTTATACCTAATAATCCAGTGTCAGTAGCACCAGGTTTACCACCAGTATTAATTGTTTGTCTTACATAGTAGTCATCACTTTTATTCGGATTTTGAAATTGGTTTTTTATTGGTTGATTAATACCTTGACCTTTCAAAGAATCTTTCCCTGTTATTTCATCAGTCCATTTAGTATTAAGATAATCTTCTCCACCAGGTTGTAGAAAATTAAGAGATGCTACAGATACTGTTTGAATTGCATCATTAGCTGCAACACCCACGGCTAATTTAGTTCTTGGAACTACTTTACATTCCAAATTAGCATAATAAACCATATTCTCCATTCTGATGTGTCTGTCTTTTGCACGACCATCCTCATCAATAATTTTGTTTGGGTCAACTACTATAATGTTGTTATAGTCAAAATCGACTAATATATTTTCGGGTCTATCTACCATAATAGAAGAAATGATTGTTTAATTGGGATTTGTAATCTTGTAAAGAAGTTACTAACGGATATGGTATTGTCAATATAGAACCATCAGGTATGTTCCATTCTTGTCCACCATATTGTGGATTAGCCATCAAGATTAACCAACCGAAAGTTGGAGAACCATAATATTGTTGTGACACTTTATCCATTCTGGACATCCCAATTTTATAAATGTATCTTTTATCACTACTTTTGTTTGGTAGTTGAATATATGGAACAATCGTTTGTTGTCCGTTTAAAAGAAAATCTGCGTATCTGTTATATGTTTGTCTTGCCATAATTTAACTATTGAATGAAACTTTTCCATCAAATGTTTGAGTATCTTGATTAGTATTAGTGGTACTAAAAACATTTTTTATATTTGTTTCTTGTGTTGCATTAGTATTTTGGTTAGGTATCGTTGTATAATTAAATTTTCTTGTTTTACCTTTAGGATAAAGTTTTTCGTCAGGACTACTTAAGAAATTTTTTAAATATTTATCTTTTCTTAGTTCTTTGAACATTTTTTCCTCTTCCGCTAATTCCTTATCATATTTATTAGCTAACTTATTTACTATCTGTGTAAATTGATTTTTTAAATTTAGTGGGTCTGAAATTTTAAGAAGTTCCCCTTTAATTATACTATTAATAAAACCATCCCTTTTATTTTTATCAGAGAATATTCTTGATATAACCATAAAGAAAAGAAGTTCAGAATTATCTTTAAATAAAGAATCATTCAATGGAAAAATTTCATCTAAACCTTCTTCTGTTGTTATAATTGTATATTTTGCCTCAGTTTCCAATCCTGACAAATAATCATTATAGTCAATCAATGCTTCGTAAACTTTCTCATAATCATAAGATAATTCCTCAGTAGTGTTAGTTGGTTTTGGACTACTTTCCAAACTTGATGCTGTTACTTCTGAAGTACCTGTTAAGTTATAAACTCTCGGTTTATTACCATTCAAAAGTTTTCCATCAGTATTTTCACTTATTAAATTTATTTGTCGTATTAAGTAAACAAAATCTTGTTCAAACTTTATAAACTCTTGTGTTATAGTTGTAATACCATTCTCAAATTCAGATTGAAGTGTTTTAAAATACTCTTTCATATTTTGTTTAACTCCTTTAATTGCTGGTGAATCTAATCCAAATTTTTTAGCATTTAATTCTTCAATAATTATGTTAGCATCATCATCAATATCATCAGTTACATTTTTAAATAAAGTGGCCAATGTTTCACCAACACTAGATGGTGCACCCCAGATTGGTGTATCTTGGTTTGCCCAAGTTGCTCCTTTCATTAAACCAGTCGTATATAATCTTTTTTGATTCACCAATTGTAGAATTCCATAATTATAATTTAGTGTAATCTTTTCTAATGTATTAAGTGTGTTATTGAAATAACCTACACTTTGGTCTATTAATGTGTCCATTACTTTTCCGTATGAGATTTCACCATTTTGACCATTAGGTACTGGTATATTTGTAATAATTTCACCTATAGTTGAACCACCAGGATTTGTCTGTGGTGGTGTTGAATTTTGAGTTGTCGCAGCTTCTTCTCCTGCGGTTAAAGAAGTAATAATTTCTTGGTCTACAACTTTATAACTTTCATCAGTAGGTGTTGCTCTTTCATCATATATTTCTGTGTTAGCATAATAGTTGAATGATAAAGCATTCTGTAATTGTTCTACAGGACCTTTAAGACCCATACCACCAATAATGTCAAATCCCATTTTTACTGAAACTATCATTGGTTGTAATCCAATACCTTCAGGATTCATATCAAATTGACCATCTTTTTCGTATGTAAAACTAACACTTTTAGGTATTATCTTTGTATTGTAAAAATCTCCTATTCTAAGTATTAGAACTGGTGGTGCACCAAATGCAGTATTTTGAGCATCATTGTATCTTGGTTTACCATCAGGACCTATTGTTGGTATCGTTTCACCAGGTTTTGTACATTGATTCAAGAAAGTTAGACGAGCATTTAAGCCTTCAGGTGTCATAGAATGGAAAGCCGGATTGAAATACTTTATTTTTTCAACAATTGAAGTATATACCATAGGATTTTCTTCCTTCAATACTTCAAAATAATCACATTCACTAAATAAGTTTCTCAATATTTTTTTACCAATACCATCTTTAAGTTTTTTAACAATATCTACAGTTGGTTGAACTCTATCTACAGGTCTACTTGATACAACATCAACTTGTTGTGTTTTGACTTCTTTTTGTTCTTCAACATTCGGTTGTTCAATAGTTTCAATATCGGGTACATCAACAACAATTGATTTTATTATAACTCTTCTACAAGCCATTGCATTTACAGAATATACTTGTGATTGAAAAGTGATAGCACCAGTTGTACTTTTAATATCCTCAGTACAATTTACTTCAAAACCTGGTGTACCATCTGCCGATTTGGGAACAACACTTTTAGCTTGTTCACCACTTGCAATTTCTTTAATTATTAGTTTTTTATCATCAATAAATTTTTGTAAATTAGCATCTCCGATTTTAAAAGATTTTAAGAAACTTTCAACTGAATCTATTCTTCTTTGTGACAATTTTTTATTGTAATCAACTGACGCAGTCGCTGAGGCAGCACCCTCCATTTCTATAGTAATAGTTCCTTTTTTATTATTCAATAAATCAAAGGCATCAGTAATAAAATTCTTTTGTCCACTTGAAACTTTTTCATAATTTGTTTTTACAACAGAATCGAAAAACTCGTTGACATTTTTGGCTCTATTACAAAATTCAACATTTTGTTTACAATAAGTTCCACCTGAAGCAAAAGCTGATTCAGCATTCGTTTTATAAGTTTCTTTTTTTGAAATATAACCATCATAAGTACTATTATATGGAATATCACCAGATGATGGAATATCATTGTCAAAATAAAAACCTATACCTAAATAGGCATCAACAAAAGCTTGTTTAGCTGGGTCTGGTGTAGTTTTTTTGACACCCTGAGGTGGAGTAACATTTCCTCCATCTTGTCCTCCAAGTGGTACATTTTCTTTTGATATTTCTGTTATAACTTGACCAAGTTCTTCTTTGGTTAATCTTGGATTATTAATAACCTCTTGGTATGTATATAATTCAGACAATGGTATTGTATTAAATTTTTTAGCTAATTCGTAAATGTCAAATTTTACACAACCTGCAAAAAATGAATCAACTATTGAATCAATTTTTTCTTTAGTTTGACCCTTAAGTTGTTTTTGAACAATTGTGTTCATAACAGAAGGATGGTCGACTATGATTTTCCAATTTACTGAACCACTTCTACTTGATTTTGAGTAAGTATATATAGGTTCAGGTCTACCAATAAAAGTTGTTGCATCGAAGGATACATCAGCACTATCTTCAAATGTTAAATCATAGGGTGGGAACCACATAATTCTACCACCATTAGGTCCTCTTTCACATGCAGGTAAATCATCATATGTAAACCCAGGTTTACTTGATGTTCTCCAAGCAAGATTTTCAATTGAGAACATATATTTTTTAGCAACAACTTGACCTTTTGCATTTGGTTGTAGATTTGTTGAACCAGGATTTTTGAGTGGTGCTATGTTTAAATTATAAGTGTTGTCCAATACAGAATAGTCAAATCTTCTACCTGATTTAGTAATACCATCTGATTTCTGTAAATCACCATAAGTGTAATAAGGTGTATCTTTTGCAAATACCCTACAATATTCAATACCCGCTTCAGCACCAGTAGTGTTATCTCTATATGATAAAACTCTTGAACCTTTTGTTAATTCTTTATATCCATCGTTGAAAACTTTACTAACTTGATTAATTGCATTTCCAACGTGTTTTAATCTCGAAATACCATTAACTAAATCCGCCGAATTAACAAGACGTTGAGTTGCATCTAAAATAGAACTTTCTTTGAATTGTAAATTTGTTGATTCGTTACTTGTATATTGTGAACTTATTAAATTAAATTCCTCATCTTGTGAACCAGTACCACCACCAGGTGTTGCTTTAAAACCAGCATCACTTTTATATTTAGGTGAAACCCACACAAATTGACCATCAATACCTCCACCATCAGATGATGATTTACCAGCCAAACCAAAATTTAATCGACCAATATTTCCTTCATATAAACTACCCAACTCACTAGGTCCATAAACCGGTGTTTGTACTTGTCTTCCGAATGGGTCAATAGGTATTTGTAAAGGTGGTGATGTAATAGTCGATGGTTCAGATGTTCTACTACCCACATAGTAACCACCATTCAAAGTACCATTTTGATTTATTGTACTTTCAGTTTGTGCAAATTGTGAAGTTCTTGTATATTGTGCTCTATATCTATTATAATCAATATTAGCAAATAAAGCTGATTGTTGACCTGTACCAGTGTTATCAATGAAATTCTGTGATGGATTCGTTGTAATATTTAAGGTGAGTGGTAAACCTCCACCTCCAGTTGTTAAATTAGGTACGTTAAGAGCTAATGATATTTGTGTGGATGAACCAGCATTAAAAAGTACAGGGTCAAAATAATCACCAGCAATAGGTGATACAGGAAAATATGCACCCCCCAAACTTTGTATAAATGGTGATTCATTAGTTGGTGTTGTTGGTACTGTAATAGTCCAATTTTTAGACCTCAAGGGTTCTTTACCCGCAATAATTAAAGAAATATCAAAAGGGTCACTTGTTGTATCAAGAGTCAAAGTGCCTTGTGTATTTCTTCTTGTATCAGCATCAACTCTGTCCTGAAAAAGTTTTTTTAAAGTTTGAGCCCCAAGCTTAGCTAAATATGAATCTTGTGATAATAATCCACTATCACCAGCGGGGTCAGGAGAAATTAGAATCTGATATGGACTATAGGAAGAGGGTACAAAAGTTGGGGGATTCCAATATGGTGTATATAACTTATTATTGTTTTGTATGTTATCAATAATAACCATATCATTGAATCCTCCCACAGGACCATATCTGTTTTCGATATATGCTGCGTCAATAAAAAATTCATTAACTAAATCTAGTACTGTGTCGTTTGGACTATATTCACCTTGATTAGAACTATTAATTATTGGTGGGTTATTGTATGTGATTGTATAATTATATCCACCTTCAGGTCCATACTCATTCAACGGATAAAGTTGTCTTACAAATGGATTCTGTGAGATTAAATCATCAGGTGAATTAATAACATTGTAATCACTTAAACTTGTTTCATATGTTCTAGTACCAACAGGTGCTGTATAAACACCAGTCACTGCATAGGGGGGTAAATTCCTATTCAGTAAACTATTTCTAAAACTTGATGTTGATGCAAACGATAATGAACTTTCGGACATAATCTTATTTTAAAATAAATAGATGAATTTTTTTTTTATCATCTACCAAAATTCATATTTTGTTGTGATGGAGTTTGTTTACCTGTTGGGTCTTTGGCCATTTGAGCAATCATTTGAATAAACTCAGGTTTTTTCATAAGTTCATTCAACACTCTTTCGACCTCAGTGGTATTTACACCAGGTGGGGCTGAAAAAGTTACATTTAAATTACCACTATAATTTAAGTTTTGAGTTGTTGGTGCTTGTACTTGTTTTTGTAATTTATCCAAATAACTCATTTCAGTTGTTTTCGGTGTTGTGGTAGTTGCTACTTGAGTTTTAGTTTTTTCATCCTCACCAGTCAAAATACTTCCAACTTTAGATTCTTTATACACAACACTAGCTTTTTCCATTTTTTCCTTAAACATATTGTAAAACTCGTTGGCCATATTACTGCCAGCCTCACCAGCTCCTTTGAAATCACCTTTGAATAAACTTTTAATCAAATCATCTGACTGAGTTCCAATACCTTGTCTAATTCCCTTTTCTGAAAATGTTTCTGTTTTTTCTTTACCTTCTTTATCCTTAGTTGTTCTCTTTAATACTTCGATACCATTTTTATAAATTTCTATCTCAGCCCTACTTAATCTTTCACCACCTTTGGATGCTGCTAAACCATAACCCATAGTGTCAGCAATCATAGCCAACAATATTTCTTGGTTTTCTTGGACAGTAAGTTGTTCTTTTGCCAACTCTTCCATCGTTTTAGGTTCTTGGTCTTTCATAAATTTGTCTAAAGCATCTTTGTCTTTAGCAAAAGTTTCCATAGCTTTATCTATTCCCATTTGAGTACCATCAACGGTTAAAGTCATTTCACCACCAGGACCTATTTCTGATAAATTAGCTATGAAGTTTCTTTGTTCTTCAGTAAATGTTGCAGGAAATTTAATTTTACTCAATTTCATATCGAGTTCTTTTGAGCCAGTTGCCATTTTTGCTAATTCATCATAACTCATTCCCATTTCTTTGGCAATCTCTCTTAGTTGTCTTTTTGCACCAGGCATAATTTCGAAACGACCATCTTTATTAAGCTGAACAAATTTTTCTGACATTTTGGACATTTGATTCATCAATTCACCAGGGTCATTCTGTGCCATATCCATCAATCGAAGTGGGTCTAATAATTCAGATTGTGTAACACCTAATCTTTGTAATGCCGCCGACATTTCTATAGCTTTGTCAGGTTCGAATAAACTTTCGGATAATGTAAAAACTTCTTCCATATTTATTCTTAAAACTTTAGCCTGAGCTACCATTTTAGTTAACCCTTCTATACCACCTTTAAAATTAAATGTATTAAGTTTAGTTAAATTTTTTGCTACCTCATCTGAAACACCTTGAGCATTAACTCCCATTTTTCTTGAGATGTCAACTACTTTCTGCATTTGGTCTTGTACACCCATATATGAAACACCAACATCTTTGAATTTTTTTGCCATATCATCAACTTCCAAACCAGTAACCTTAGCTGTTGCTATTAATCCTTTATACGCTTGATTATTTAATATGACATTCCTACCCAAATCAGAGGATATTGATGTTTGAATAGCTGATATATCAGAAAATTTTCCACCCAATTCTTTAACATCACCAACAACATCTGTCATTGCTGCTTTTATGCTCAATATATTAGTTCTACCAACACCAAAAGATTTTGCGACACCAATTGCAGCACCCTCTACTTCATCAAAAACTTTTTTTAAACTAGCAGGTTTTACATTTGATAATACAGCGTCACCAAAGTTTTCTCCAATTTCCTGAAATTGTTTTTCTATACCACTTAAGAGTGATTTACCATCGTCTCCACCCATATTTAAATTGTTTTATAAATAAATACCACACACCTTTTTTTATTTTTCAGATGTGTGGTATTCTATAATTTTATTGACTAAATATTTTCTTGAGTATGTTGGTAAATTTAAAAAATCGGTATATGATGTATGAAGAAATTTACCCAATAAAAAATACTCATCTAATAATACTTCTCTATACTTAGAAGAAAGGGCGAAAAAATTCAACACCAAAGGTGACCTCCAAATTCACCTGTTCACCTGATGGTGCTCTAACAACTCTTTTTAAATCCAAAGATGGTTCATTTTCTTTTATGAATTTTTTAATAAATTTTGAATCCATAATTGGAAGATTATTTACCATTTGTGAAATTTTTTCTCTATCTGTCTCACCATTAATTTCAACAATATGTTTCATTAATTTCCAAGTAACTCTTGGAGGTGTCATATTAGTAGGATAACTTTCAACCATTTTATCTATTTCAATGATTTCACCATAAGTCAGTGGTTTAAGTTTTACATTCGCTTCACTACGTGGTAATTTTACATTGTAATGTCCGTTTTCATCAGGTGTTGAATTTGGTTTAACAATATTTAATTCATCCAAAACTATTGTAGCTTCGAATGGTTTGTTTGTTAATGGGTCAGTCAATGTGAGTGTGTATTCAGGACCGAAAGATGTATTTCTCAAATAAATTAGAATTGCTTCAACATCACCCTCTAAAAGTTCTTCGGGTCTGATATCTGTTTCGTAAAGTTTACTTCGTATTAAAGTAGTAACAACATTTACATTAGGATTAGAAATTCCCCCTAAAATTATGTTTTCATCATTAGCTGTAAGGTAACCAACTTTTACAGATTTCTTTTTGTTCTTATAAAAAATACCACCCGATGGTAAAGGAACTACATCGTGTGGTAAATTAAAATTTTCAGTACCGGCTTTTAATATATTAGCATCCATTGTTTTTTTTATTATTAAAATAAACTAATAATAAAAAAATTAAATACTTTTTTTTAGTATACTAATATACATCTATCCATTCTAAGGTTTGCTTGGATTGTTGCTATTTTGTCATCACTATATGATAGTCCTTGAAAATCAACGTTAGTTAAAAAACAACCCTCAAGTATCCATTTTTCAACAACTACACCAGTTGGGTCTAACATCTCCAAATCAACATTTTTCTTATATCCCGCAGCATACCCCATACGACCTGTTACAGATTCAGCATGAAGACGAACCCATTCCATAAGTGCTTGTGCTGCAGATGGACCGATAGGGTCTCTAAAAGTAACAGAAATTTCTTCCCAGTTAAATCTACCTGCAACATATGTTGAAGTGTTTAAAAATGGGATTTCAACCGAGTTTATCTTAACTTTTGGTCTAGATGTTGATTCCACGAACCATTCATTAATACCTAAAGAAGAAGGAAATCTCATAATAAACCTATTCTGTCTTTTAGGTTCATAAGGTATGGGCATTTTCATCAATAAATCAGCCATCGTATTTCAGTTTAAATTTTTATTCTTTTTTATTTTAAATATAAATATCTTATTATTTTTTTTCTATTGACTTTATAAAATAAAAAAAGTATTATTATACTAGAACTAGTTAAATATTATTAATATAATATTTTATATTAATTTATATAATATTCTTTTTATTCTAGTTTCTAGTTGTAATTCTTCTTCATCTGGTTTGTATTCCTTTTTAATACCTCCGTGTGTTGAAAATATTTTAACATCTTTTACCCCCTTACTCATAGCCTTAATATTTCTCGGGTCATCATCAGAAAATCCTATCATAGGAACAAATTTATTTCTTATTTCGTTTTCTATTTTTTTAGATAATCTTAAGTTTAATTTTTCAGCTTGACCTTGAACATATTGTTTGAATCTATTCATTGTTGTAATTTTAGCTACTTCAGGATTTGTTGCTGACCCTTCCCCATAAGAAACAGGATAATACCTATTCATTTTTAGGTACTTCATTATTTCAGTTTCTTTATCAGCTGGATTTTCACCAGAGTTAATTCTCATTTCTTTTAATGAATCATATAGAGAATCAGAATCAATTCCACCTCTATTTGAATCTATAAGTTTTTTAACCCCCATCATTAGTGTTGATGGTCTATGTCCTCTTGCAGTAATAATTGCAAACAACGAACCATTATTAATTGCTTCTACAAAATCAGGCCATGCAGCATCATTAGCTAATTCAGCACTCATTACATCCTTTAAGAATTTACCATCCCCAGTAACTCTAAAATCTCTGAATGGGTCTGGTGCAAAATTTACGATAGTAAAACCCTCATATTCAAAAGGTTCTTTTCCTATCTGAGTTCTATATTCAGCAAAATCCTCAGTTCCCATACCAACTTCTTCTCCATCATCATCTAATAAGTAGATTTTTGTTGGCATATACATTAAGTTATCATCCCAATCAAAAGCATAATACTTCATTGGGATTTCTCTTTCTTCAAATTCTCTAAGTAATTTAATAATTGTATTTCTCATACTAATAAATATGTCTTAATTAAAAAAAGGAAGATGGTTTATTATCTTCCTTTTGTTCAATTTATCGTAATGATAGCTCAAATTTTAACGAACCACAATCCCAAATTCTATCATAACCTTTTAGTTTCATAATTTCCCACTCTGTCATATTTTTATCATAACCCTCCTTAACAAGTACATCCTTTCTAAACACAAATCTATGATGTCTATTTAGATATTTATCAGTTTTAATATACCAATAATTTGGTGGTGTTTTTGATGTATATTGAAAACCATTTTTGTGATAAACTGTGTTGTTTGGATTAATACCCGACCATCTGATATCTGCAAAAGTTTCTATTTTATGTGGATTGATGTTATTGATAAAATATTTTAACAATTTAGAGAATCCTCCAACAATTGTAGTGAACTTTTTATTACTAAATCGGATTAATTCATATTCGTCAGAAATGATATCTTTATTACCTAACGATTTTCTTTTTTTTCCAAAAGTCATTACAGATACTAATTCATTTTCAAAAAAAAGACCATATCTAAATTTATCAATAGTATAACCTTGTAAATGATTTTCATTCAAAAATTCCATAGATTGTTTTTTTGTGATTTCTTGAGCATTACATTTTCTACCATAAATTTTACTATTTAAATTCAATTTACTCGATAACTTAGATAATACGATATCTGTTTTTAACATAATTTCATCTTCATAGAATTGAATCAAATTAATATTTTTATCATTCGAAAGAATCGTTTTGTCAATATGATATAATTTTGTCTTTTCTCCACTTATTTCAGAATGAAAATAATTACCATTTACCTCAATTCCAAGATTGAAATCGGGTAAAAAAATATCAATTTCTTTACCATTTAATATTTTTCTGTCGGCATCAATATGTTTTATATTATTCGTATTTAAAAAATCTTTAATTTTTTGTTCTAAGTTGGAATTTTTGGTAATTGGGTAACATTTTCTACAGATTGGTATTTTACCACTACCTAATAATGTACTACTAAAAATGTTTTCACATTTAGTACACTCGAAAGTATAAGATTGTGAGGTATTACCATTTTTATTTTGTTTATAATCATCTAATAACTTCAAATTTTGTTCATCTAATTTGGGGAGTAGTTTGTCTAAATGTTTTATTTTAATTGTGTTTTTTAATTTATCCACAAATTCTTGTAAATACATAGGACTCTTAACTCCATACTTCTCTATGAAAAGTTTATCTCTATTTTTTTTAAACTCATCTAATTTGAATAAAGAATCCTCACCATACTTTTCATATAACACTTGTTTCGACTTGTTAATTCTATTTTCTTTATTGACCTCTTTTTTATTCCAAATTGTTCTACATTCATTGGAACAAAGTTTTCTTTCGTGTTTTTTTCTTTCTGTAAAACTATTACCACATTGGATACAAGTTCTGTTTTCCCTCACGCTTTCATCTTTCTCCTTACCAAGTATCTTATTTTTTTTAGCATACTCAAAATAACAAGTTCTATCACAGAATTTTTTATCTCTATGTTTATAATCTGTAACAAACATATTCGTACAATTCATACATTTTAATTCAATTTTCATAGGTAAATTATTTTTTAATGTAACAAACACCAATCTACATATAAATATAGGATATTTAATTAAAAAACAAAAACCCTCCTTTAAATCAAGGAGGGTTAATTTTTTGTGGTATTAAAATATATTAAATATTCTCAAACGAAGCACCTGTTGGGGTGATATAGAAAGTAATATCTATAAATTCTAACGAACGAGTTGGTTTAATATATATTTTACCTGTCAATTGGTTTCTATCCAAATCTGCAGGGTCTGAAGAAACCGTTACACGGAAATCATACAAACCTCTATCTCTTCTGATAGCATCTAATATTGGATTGACAGCATCTAAGAAATCTTGTCTTACTTTTTCGTCATTTTGTTCGAACAACAATCTAACTGAAACTGCAGATATAAGTTTTCTTGCTTGTAATAACAATCTTCTTACGTTGATTCTATCAAGAGCAGATTCTCTAATTTGCATAGTTTTGTTACCCCAAATAACTGTTCCTACATCAGAGAAAGTTGCGATTGGATTAATTCTACCTTTGTATAGAGTATCTCTTTCTTCTTGTGTAAGTTTTCTTCTCGCTTTGATTGCGTTAACAATACCTCTTGTATAACCTGCCGCAGCAAACCAAGGGAAAGCAATATTATCAGTTAAAGCTAAGTTTCTACAAACCTCAGCAGTTGGTGGTATATAGATTTGTGTATTGTTAACAGTATCTCTTGTTAATACCCAAGGATAGTAAGTTGCCGTGTAGTTAGAATCTATACCCGCAGTTTCTAAGTTATCAACAGCTTCTTGTGGATAAATAACATCAGTTTGTTCACCCGTTGTTGGTACTAACATATTGTAGTCAGGTGTTGTTGTGATGTAAATTGAGTCAGCTCTATCAAATTCTATCATTTCTATTGCTGCTTCTACAAGGTTACTATTGTTTACATAATCAATACCTGTTGTTACGAATACATTTATATTAACCGCTTCAGGATTTTGGAATGTTTGTTGACCTAACAAGTAAGCGTAATAGTCAGTATTAGCATAATCTTGAGTTGTATTCCCAACTGTTATTGTTTTGAATGCACCCCATCCTGTTGCTGTTGGATATCTGAACGATGGACATGCACCTCTTAAATAACCACTTCTACCCAAAATAAAGTTATCGGCATTAGTTCTACGTTCTCTGTAGATGTCCCAACCATCGAAACCACCTGAGCACAAGAAACTAAATTTACGTGCAAATATTCTGTAGTAAGGATTTGTTTCATCACTAGGGTCACTTGTGAATGTACCACTACCAACATAAAACTCAGCAGTACCACTTGTAGTAAACGAGTTAGCAATAGTAATACCTGAAGCGTCTTTATCCATATGGAAACCTTTTGTTCTATAAGACCAATCAGCCCCAGTAGTTGCATCACAGATACTTGAACCTGGTAAACGTTTTCCTTTGTAAGTGAAGAAATCAACATCGTAACCAACTGTATCAGAAATACCTAAATATGTTCTTCTAACATTGTCACCAGCACTTCTTAAAGCATCATCAGCACCTGAAGCTAACCCGAAAGGTGGATTGTATACAACTTCACCAGGGAAATCATATTTAGTTTTGTAAATTGGGAATGGTGATTTTGCACCAGCATATTCTCTCATATTGTAACCAACGAAACCACAAGGTAAAGCATCGATTGGTGCATCTTCATTAATCTCTAACATTACAAATTTGGAGTTCAAAGCATATTCACCATCTTTAGTTCCAATTTTTTTAGCTATGAAATTATTTTCATTAGGATTCATTGAACAATTTGTAAATTTCTCTAATACAACAGGATTTGAATCACTATCAAAGAAATCTCTAATTTGAACATCAAAAGTACCATTATTGAATGACATATTTGCCATAGAAATTTTTACTTCTGTATTTGCAGCATCCCCATCAGCTATCGTTGTAAATCTGAATAGATTAAATACTTTGTTACCTCTAAGTTCAGAAACAACCCATGGAGAAACTGGTGATTGGTATCTTTCTAAGTAGAAAGCTATTGAAGTTGCGTCTACCTCTTGTCTTGCATTTGGTAATGCAATCAAGTCACAATTCAAACCTCTAATGTAACCTTTTCTATAACCATAGTTTAATAATGATTGGAACCTTTCTTCTACAAACAATGGTGTTGTTGCTCTTGGTTTTGCAAAGTTACTTGAACCGAATACTTTAGCAATATACTTAGGGTCTGAATTAGTAAATGATGTTTCGAAAGTAAAGTTATCACCATCTTTATTAGTAACATTAAGTGCAAATGTTGAATATGGATTTTTAGTAACCGCTGAATATGTGCCAGTACAATCCATACTAACGTCAGTTAATCCACTGACCTCATATACGGCACCATTATCTGTACCATAAGTTGCAATACCTCTTGAACGTAGTGTTGCTATTACCAAGTCATCATAATCTGTATATGCTGTACCACTATAAATGTATATGTTACCAGTTATACTACCACTATAACAATTAGTGATTGTACCTGTTTGAATTGTTCCTGTATTACCTGTTGTACAAACACCACATGGGTCTGTGAAAAGTAAATTAACAGTCCAAGCTGAAGTTGCTGTCAAATCGTCAGATACTATTGTATATGATTTAGTCAAAGAACTAAAATTATAACCAACTGTTGTTGCCGATTGTACCACACCACCACTTGTTATACCACTTAATGCTGGGTTAGTACAAGCACTGAAATTAATAGTCATTGCAGTTACGTCAGCTGTAGTTGCTGTGGATGGAAGACAAACATTAATTACATTTGTATTGTAATTGATTGCACCTGTAACTGTAGTGATAGTTGGAGAACTTACTGAGTAACTATAAAATGATGCACAATTTGATAACGATGATGTTAGTGTTAAACTATTAACATAATCGTAAAAAGAATAACCCGAATATTGACCATTTCCAATATTATCAAAAGTTGCATAATACCAAGTATCATTAACGGCTGCAGTATAGTCGGCCAAATCCGAACTAATGTTATCAACACCAAACACATTATTTTGAGAAGTGTACCCTGATAATAATGTATCAATAGTTCCACCTGATACTGTACCAAAATAGTTTATTGATGTTGCTGATGTTGATGGGGTGTTTAAAATATTGAATAACTGATTTTTTATATCAGAATCAATCGTTGAGGTTGACCCATTAAATAACTCATATGTACTATATAAGTCACCCGATAGAAGTGCCGGTATTGATGTTGTGTATGAAATAGAGTTAATACTATTTGTACAACCAGTAAAATTGATTGTATAACTACTAACTTTAAATTCAACACATTGTGTAATACAACTTACAGTTGAAGCACTTGAACAATCAAACCCAACAGTTGATTGGTCAACATTAGCAACCGTAGATATAGACCAAGAAGGTCCTGCATCATAACCTGATAACCCAAGAATTCTTGTTACGAATAATTGGTTAGATTGTTGTAAGTATGCTTTGGCTACATAAGCGGCTTCATACTTTGGTATTTGAGTGTTTATAAATTTCTCAGGGGAAGTACCACCGAAATACGTTGTGAATTCGTCAAAGTTTGTAATAAAAATAGGTTCGAAGGCTGGACCTTTCAAGGTTTCACCAACAATACCAAGAGTTGTTACGCCCACACTTTGTGACACAAAACTTAAATCGACCTCAGAAGTATAGACACCAGGAGATACGAAAACTTTACTGTTTGACATTGATAAGGATGTTTAATAATTTATTTTATAAATAAATATTAGTATCAACCCTAAAAAACTTTACTTCATTATATGTATTGATAAATTGAGTAGAATAAATTCTACCTTTTTTCTACTATGTCTAAAACAGAGAAAAAAATAAAGAATTTGAAGATATCTATTGAGGTACACGATATATTAAAAACATATTGTGATAAGAATGGTATAAAAATGTATCGTTTTTTGGAAAGATTGATAGTTGAAAAGTGTAAAGAAAAAAAAGATATATATGGTGATTCTTAAAGTAAGAAGCCACTCAAAACCATAGAAGATACTTCAGAGACATTTAATCTAACTACTTCAATCCTTACAATATCATTAGTGTTAATTTGTACTTGTGAAACATTAGTTCCATAATAATCATTATTAATATAAACATCATAGGTATTGACATTAACAATATCTAATATACTAAGATTAGTTGTGTAATTGAATGTTTGAGATAATGTATCGTTACCCACATTATAAATCAAATTGAAATTATTTGATTGTTCAATAGATTCCATTTTTTTTCTTCTTCTTGTTGTACGAGTATCAACTTCGGTAACTTGTAAAACTCTACTTACTGCAGGACTTACCTCAAACTCGTTTTCATCAATTAGAAAACCTAACATAGTAAAACTATAACTTTGGATATAATATTTTCTTTTGTTCAAATCTAAGACACTTTCATCCGAAATATCACCCATTACAATTGGAATATAATGCCCTTTAATAACTTGATACGCTTGACGAGATGCAAATTTCTCCAAAATAATTTTATTAAATTGGTTTAGTTCACGCATTCTATTACAAATTATTTTTACATCAAAAGATATATCCACAGGAACTGGTTGTGGTATTTTGTAAACATCCATACCCATCCTTTGTCCATCCCACGTTGGAACTTGAGCATAAAAAAATAACCTTCTATTTGGAATATTATATAGTGTTGATGGGTTGGTTCCAAATTTGACTTCAGGTTTTCTTACAACTGTTACAAAAGGGGGCTCAACATTTTTATCGATATTTTGTATCTCCCAAGTTTCAACAAACTGAGTCCAATTTTGTGTTGTAACTAAAATATCAATTGTTGGTATTAATTTTCCATCTACAATAAGTTTCAATTCTTCTTTTACAAAATCTAAAAATCCACCATCCAAATCAGCATGTAAAATTGATTTAGGCAAATAAGTTCCATCCTTATTTATCTTTTCTAATAATTCCTCTCTTCTCCCCAAACCTACCTTGGATTCGGTTAATGGTAAATATTTTTTTATTTTTTTAGGTAGTGGCATTTTTATAATCCTCTAAATTCATCATCAACAACAGCTGATGCTATTATAGTACGATAGAATGGTTTATATCCAGCATATGTATGTTTATTATCTGATATTACCCTTCCATCATCTGTTACTGTATAGAATCTAATTCTATCTTCAGTTTCGTAGTAACCAATGTAATCACCAAAACTAACATCAACACCCAATTCATCTAATTGTCTTTGGTATACAGAAACTTTAAGATTACCTGGTTCAGTTTGATTAATTCTACTATTTCCATAGTTTTTGTTTTCAGGTTCTGAAATTTGAACTAATCCTTTAAATTCTACTGGTGGTAAAAATTTAACCCCATCCTTTAAAGTTTCGCCATATACGTCATCTGTCTTGGTTTTCATCCTATCAATTCGGTATAACACCAATGTAAAATTCATATCACCATGTAACCATTCTGACCCCATATTAATATCAAGGTCATAGTCGTTTTGGTCGAAAAACTTACCGAGTCTAGTAATTGGTACTCTATTATTCATATTGATAAATATAAACTTATTGACTATTTTTATGTTAAAATACGATTTTGAATATATCAGGTAACACCTCTAATCTTATTGAATTAAAAGCACTCGACATATTAGATAATTATTCGGGAACAAATAACTATATTCAAAAATTAAAATACCTAAAGGAATCCAATAAAAAGTTTTACCCCACTCGTTCCCAAGCTGAATATATTATCAACTATCATTCTGTTGAACCAAAGGTTGCAAAGAAGTGGGTTAATATGGAACCATATTTTGCAAACAAGATTGCTGATGAAAAAAATATGTTATCAGTACCAACTGATATTTGGGTTGAAAAGTTATTGGTTGATAAAGATAAATCATACCATATTTGGGGTAAATTTAATACTGGTGACACTCTAACAGATATGTGGTTACCTAAGGCAGCATTATTAAAAACCCATAATACAATAGAAGTTAAAATTGATTATACAAAATATAGTCACAGACCACCACTTGAACACCAAAAAACCGCAATAGAAAAATTGGTGGGTAGTAAAAGATTTATTTTAGCTGACGATATGGGACTTGGTAAAACGACTAGTACTATAATCGCAGCATTAGAAACTGATATTAAAAAGATTTTAATTATCTGTCCTGCATCCCTTAAGATAAATTGGGAAAGGGAAATTAAAAACTACACAGATAGAAGTGTATATATTTGTGAAGGTAAAAACTTCTCAACTGAACACGACTTTGTTATTGTAAATTATGATATCATTAAAAATTTTTATGATTTAAAAAACAAAGAAAACTCCCCAATCACAAAAGGTAACTTTGATTTGGTTATTATAGACGAAGCTCATTACATATCCAATCCCCAAGCTCAAAGAACAAAATTAATTAATAGTTTTGTTAAGGATGTTGAATATCTTTGGTTATTAACTGGTACTCCGATGACATCAAGGCCAATCAACTATTATAATTTATTGAATCTAATTGAAAGTCCTGTTGCTCAAAATTGGATGGCTTATGTTATCCGTTATTGTCAAGGATATCAATTTAAGGCGGGTAATAGAAAGGTTTGGAATGTGAATGGGGCGTCAAACTTGGAAGAGTTAAGAGATAGGACATCAAGACAAGTTTTAAGAAGATTAAAAGAGGATGTACTAGATTTACCTGAAAAGATTATTACCCCAATCTATCTTAGATTAAAATCTAAAATGTATGAAGAGTTAATGGGTGAGTATTACGAATGGTATAATAAACATCCTGATGAATCGAGGTCTTTAACAGTTCAGTTTAATAAGTTGATGAAAGTTAGACAAGTAATTGCTGAAGAAAAAATATTGAATACAATTGAGGTTGTTGAAAATATTTTGGAACTTGGTAAAAAAGTTATCATATTCACAAACTTTACAGATACTCTACATAAGATTCATTCTCACTTTGGAAAGAAAGCTGTTTATTTGGATGGAACTTGCTCAAAGGTTCAAAGACAATACGCTGTTGACCAATTCCAAGATAACGATAAGGTTAAAGTTTTTGTTGGGAACTTACAAGCTGCAGGAGTTGGTATTACATTAACTGCAGGTGAAGCTGTTGTATTTAATGACTTATCTTTTGTCCCCGCACATCACCAACAAGCTGAGGATAGAGCCTATAGATATGGTCAAAAGAATTGTGTTTCAGTCTATTATCCATTATTTGATAATACGATTGAAGGTGTTATCTATGATATGTTGATTAATAAAAAGAATGTTATTGATACTGTTATGGGTGATAATATTGATAGAGCGGAGTTCATTGAGCAAATTATGAACAAGATTAATTCTGTTCGTTAATATTTATGAGATATTTATATCTTATGGAAAGAGCAGCAAATTTACTTAAAGAAATAATATTAACTAAAGAAGATATATTATCTGAAGCAAAAAAAATTGGTATTGATAAATTACCATTTGGATATCGTTCAATTAGTAGTTTCATCGATGGAAAAACGATGGATATACATTACAACAAACATTATAAAGGTTATGTTGATAAATTGAATAAAGCCTTATCTAAAAAGAACTATGGTGATGTTGAATTGGAGAACATTATTAAATCCATTTCGAAGTATAATAAAACAATAAGGAATAATGCTGGTGGTGCTTTTAATCATGCTTTATTTTGGAAAATGTTGTCCCCAAAAAAACAAGAAATACCAACTGAGATAAAAAACAAAATTATTAAAGATTTCGGTTCAATTAATACATTCAAAAAAGAATTCACCGAAATAGCAAAGGATAGATTTGGTTCAGGTTGGTGTTGGTTAATATTGACAAAAAACAACAGACTTAAAATTATGTCAACACCCAACCAAGACAATCCACTAATGAACATAGTTGATGGGGGTGGATTTCCTATTCTTGGTCTTGATGTATGGGAACACGCATATTATCTCAAATATCAAAACAAAAGAGATGAATATATTGAAAATTTTTGGGATGTTGTCAATTGGGAGTTTGTTAATAAATTATATACAGATAAAAAGAAAACTAAGTTAACTGAATCAGTTAAAACTAAAAAATTAATCAAAGAAGAAGTTGAGGTATTAAACCCAAACGGAAGACTAAATCCTATTTTTGTTCAAACAATATTGAAGAAAGTTTATCCAAAATGTTCTCCTGAAATTATTAGGGATTACAATCCTGATACTCGTATTGAATCACCTTGTTATGGTAAAATCCAAACTGAGTTATGTAAAACAAACTATGGTGTTATTGGTGGAAAATATGCTGTAAGTCAAAGGGGTGGAACTGGTGAATGGTCGGTTGTTAATTGGTTTGATGCTAACACTCGAATTAGTGATAAGATATTAGAGTTTTATGAAAAATATAATAGTAAAAACTATGATTTGGAAACTTGGTTTAATATTATGGGAAAAACTCTGTTTGGTGATGAGGGAAAGTTTACCAATAGTTTGGCAAATATAGTTTTAAATCCAAAAACAAAAAAAGGAACTTTGGATAGAGGTATTGAAAGGGAAAAAATTGCGATTGAAATATTCAACACTAAAAACAAAAATTCACAAATAACACAATTTTGTGATGGTGATACAAGGGACAAGTATAAAGGACAAGATATGTTTGTAACCGAAGATGGTGTAAGTAAATACGTTCAGGTTAAACCAACTACGGATTTATATGAAACGAGGGACAAACAAGGTAATACTATCTATATCTTCAAAAGTAAAAATGTATATAATACAAATAATATTCAAATTTTTGCATTTGTTGATGATAAAAATAACTATATATTTTTTGATTTTAATGAGGTTGATATTGAGGATGGTGGAACACAATCAAAAGAAAGATATTCTTACGTTTTTAATTCAAAAAATAAAAAATTCCAATCCCAATTTTTAAAATTAAAAAAAATTAACATTACTGAAAATATGAACTCAACAATAATAATAACTAAAGAACAAGCTCAAATAATGAATTTTTTAATATCCGAGGACATTAAGATTAATAATAATCAGTTAGATATTAATAGTATCATTAAAAGAGAATTACAAAAGTTAAGACCTATTCCCACTGAAATGAATGCGGCTAAAGAAGCAATTAATAATATTGTAACAGCTGAAATAAGTCGTGGTAAGTTAAATTTTAGTAGAACAATTGATTCTTTATTTAATTTAAACTTATCAACAGTTTCGGACAGAAATAAATATAGGTTCAATAACTACTATTATAGATTTTATAGAAGTAGAACGAGAGGTTTAGATTTTGAAGGTTTAATTTCCGGTTTAATTGATGGAGATATTTCTGAAGACATTAATTCTCCATATGATTTGATTACAAAAGATGGAAAAAAAATATCTATAAAAATAGTAAGAAATTTAAGTGAAAGTCCTGTATTGAAATCAGCAAAAGGAAATATACAAAGTTTTATCGAGAATTATAATGGTTCTGATGAAAACAAACAAATGTTGATTACACAAGCAAAAAATGAAAATCTTCTAAGTTTTTTAATAAGTTCGGGTAACAACGATTATATAAATATTGCTGAGGATTTAGTTGATTTCATACTACCTGACATTGATGGATTATTAATCGGTGTTCCCAACGAGAATTTTAACATCGACTTATTTTATTTTGACAGAGAGGGAATTAAATCGTTGGCTTTAGAACCTGGTAATTTAGGTGCACCAAAAACCAAAGGGTCACAACAGATTAGATTCAAAAAATCAGTTTTCCAAAAAACACCAAGTGAAGGAAATAGATTGGTTGGAAAAATATATTTCCCAATAATCTCAGAACAAGAATATATTGATTTTTTAGTTGGTAATGAAAAAACAAAAGAAACATTATCATTACTTAATCGTTTTGGGAGTAAGTACAACATAAGAAACTTAGGTGGTAATATACCACAAGATATTATCCATAGTTTGTCTGACAACGAAAACTTCAAACAAGACATACTTAATTTGTTGGATTGATATTTATATATAAAAACTAATTATGTCTATAATTCCTGAACCAGATAGAACCCAACTTTACACTAAATTGAGACATCTTTTAGGTGCACCACTAAGGGCTGTGGAATTGGAAGATGAAATGTTAGATTCTTTATTAGAACTATCTATTGAGGATTATGCTCAATACGTACAAGATTGGTTAATTGAATCACAATGGACTTCACTATATAACTTAAACTTAGATACTGAATCTTTAACCAAAGCATTCATAACTAAAGATTTAAAGTTCGAGGAAAGATATACTTATGCTTATTCTAAAATTGTTGGTTTACAAGCAGGTGGAGATTCTGTAATGAAAAAGGACTATATACAACTTGTACCTGGTCAACAAATTTATGAGATACCAGCAGGTCGTGAATTAAATGAGCTATTATGGTTTACACCATCAGAACTTAATAACTTACTATTTGACCCTTGGACATTTGGTGCTTTGGGTGGTGTTGGTTTAGGTGGCCCCGCGGGTTATTCTCAAATGGGTTACTCAGGTTCATACTTTATGATGCCAGCATTCGATATGTTATTAAGAATGCAAGAAATTAATATTCAAAGAAGAATTATTGCAGGTGACTTAACATACAGAGTAACGGCTTTACCTGAAGGTAAAAAAGCAATCCATTTAATGCAAACACCAGGTGGTAAATTTGACTTCGGTAATGCAACTTTAATGAGAGGTAAAGTTTGGTATTGGTATTATGAAGTTGATGGTGCAGACAGAGATGATTGTTTAAAGAAAAATCCTGATATAATTAGATTACCATCTGATGTTCCACTAGAAAAGATTAGTTGGATTGATTTAAATAATCCTGCCCAAATATGGGTTCGTAAATGGTTTTTTGCTTATGCTAAAGAGGCCTTGTCTAGAGTTAGAGGTAAGTTTAGTGGTGCACTCAAAACACCTGATGCCGAACTTACATTAGAATATCAAACTTTACAAACTGAAGCTAAGGACGAAAAAGACAAATTGAGAGAGGAATTAATTGGTGCTGAAGGTAAATTAACAAGATTAAAACCTGAAAAGGTTATGGAAAGAGAAGCATTAATAGCTGAAAACTTAAATAAAGTAAAAAAACTTACTGCTTTACCAAGACAAATTTATGTAATTTAATTATAATTATGACAACAATAAATTCAGAACTAGTCAGAAAACAATTCGGGGAAGTGTCAAAAACAATTCGTTATGGTCAATCAGTTTCGACCAAAATCAAAAAGGTAGTTAATACCCCAACCTATACAACAAATGGGGAATATCTTTTAGTTGTAAAAGATGTCGATAATTGTACAATTACTTTAGATGGTTATACAACAGAATCCATTAAAATAAAAGTTCTTACAAAAACAAATATTGTACCCAAATATTCTTTAATTGATGACCAATATGAGGAAATCGAAATTGATAATGGGGCTTGTGTAGAATTAGAATATGTTGAGGGTAATTGGTACATAATATCCTCCGATGGTATGAAGTTAGAATAAAAACTAAACCCCACCTTTAAGGATGGGGGTTTTTATTATTAACATATTTATCAAATAAAAAGATTATGAAAAAAGTAGTAAAAATAACAGAAAAAGATTTATCAAAACTAACTAAGAAAGTTGTTACTGAACTTGAACGAGTTTATGGTCATTCAGAAATAGACAAATTGTACTCAAGACTTGGTGATGATGAAGATGTACAATTGGATGATTCATCGGGTGAGTTGTCAGGTAAAATAACAAAAAAGGTTGATATCGTTATAGATTTGCTTGAACAAGGTATCAGAAAAAAAGATTGGGTTAAAGTATCCCGAGCATTATCGTACTTAGAGACAAAGTTTTAATAAAAAAAATCCCCACCTATTAAGAGTGGGGTTTTTTGTTACTTCATTACATAAGTGTTTTGTTGTGTTGGTGTCTTTTCACCCAAGTTTCTATTTCCATACCAACTACCATTTCCTGTACATTTTTTTCTTTTTTTGTAAACTGGATTACCACAAGATGTTAACCCAATCGTTAAAATTACTAAAATTAAAAAGATAAGTTTTTTCATAAGTTTTTTTTATAAATAGTTTAATCAATATATTGTTCCCATCCTTCTTCAGCCAAATCGTAAATATAGTTGGGGTCAATTCCTCTTTTGTTCCAATACTCTATTTCTTTTGGTTCTAAATCTAACAAATCCTCTTTGATTCTATCTTGGTCTTTTTCTTCAAATGGTACTCCATTAATTAGTTCACATTGTTGTTGTGTATAGAATTGTCTTTTCTCAGGGTTATCAATAATTAAAGTATCTCTAACTTCTTGTTTGAATACAACTAATAAAGGTTCAATACGATTATTGAAAGTTGTTATTGCTCTTGCTACATTATAATCACCCAACATATCAGGATTATTCTCAATGTCATTTGGATTTAACATATAACAATTTAATACCACTTCATCTTTCTTCTTTTGAACATCTCCGTGACTTGCTTTGACACCATTATTAACATAATAAATCACCTCACCAAGATTCACCTTTAGATTGTGTTTAATAGCCAGTTCCATATGCGCCATTCTAGACATGGCACCACCTGATTTGGTTGTTTGTTTTGACCTCTCAATATAATCCTTAATACTCAACTTAACTTTTGCTCTTTGTGCAATTTTAAGAAGGGGGATTTCTTTGTTATAGATTTTAGTTAAGTATTCATAATACCATTCAACAAACTTCTGTCCCTCACCTTCCAATAATAATCTAATTGCTTTATCCAAATATTCCTCAATGTATAATGGAAGTTTTTTGGATTTGATTGAGTTACCAGTCAATTTGATTTTACCATTATGTTCCATCGTTGCATAATTCTTACGAGCAAGATTAATACAAGATTTCCAAGTTCCATCACAATCTAATGCCATTTCACCCTTCATAAAGGTGTCGTTGAACTCAGCAACATCAGCATCATAACCTTTATATTCTTTTCCTTTCTTAACTTTCCAATTAAGACCTTTACCAATATAAACTCTATCATCAACACCACCTTCAGGTAATGAGAAGTTCATACCATCCGTATCACATACCAACGCAGTATAACCCCTCTTCATAAAGAACTTTAACATTTGACGAAGATATTGTCTTCCTGTACAAGTAATCTGTTCACCCATATACATATCACCCCAAGCAAACACTTGTGGAGCTGATAAAGCACCAAACATTGAGTTGATAAAAATCTTAATGGGTAATTGTTTTCTATCGTAGGACAATGATTTTTTCTTATCCTTGTCATACCATTCAGCTGCTAAGTTCTTGTATTTGATACGAGCACTTCTAAAATAAGACAACATACCTTTCATAGCCCCCATAATATCACAATCAGGGAAAACATCGTGTACTAATTGAATAGATGGATAAAGAGATGAGTAGTCAAGTTTTAATACATCCTTCGAATAACCCACTCTTAACAATCTTGATAATCCACCAACAAAATCTTTCTTTTGTTCTTTTTGGGGGATGGCCAATTTATACTTATAAGACCAAGCCATCATAAGCATCTTCCACAAAGTGGCTGTCCCCATGGTGGAAACTCTTTCATATGTTGTTGGAATCATCGATGCCAACATAAATGTTCCTTGATTAAACTCATCATCCACCTTCAAGGTTTCTTCCAAGTCATCATCCAAGTATCGTTCAACAATATTATCACCAGTTGTTTTGATATAGATACCAGGATATTTTTTATCCAAGTCGTTGTATTCAGGTTTGTCGGCCTTTTTGTATTTACCATTCTTAACATTTAACCAATACTCTTCTTTCTTGGCGTACATTGAACCGATATCAGTATGTCCAATATAAACTCGGTCTTCAGCTTCAGCATTGATGTATTGGGTAATATATTTAAGACCAGCGGATTTGATGTTTGAGTTGATTGCTTGTGCTCTTCTAACGGAGTGTAGAATATCAATAACATTATATCCCCACATTCCAATCTGTGTATATTCCTCAACTTCATTAGCAAGTTTTAACATACCCTTGGTTTGTTTCATATTATATTCTGGATGTAAAGTTTTGCATATCTTTTTGATATCCAAATGTAGAGCTTTACATCTTTCCATAATCCAATACCAGTCGAAGTTGAATGAATTGTATCCACCAATGATTGATGGTTTAACTTCATCTATTGTTCTAAAGAACTCAACAATACCAGCTCGTTCTTGGTCTTCATTGGCACATTCGATTACTTTTTGTAGTCCTTTATTTGTTTTGATTCCAATCATAAAGATTCGACCATCTTTAGGTTCTAAAGAGGTCGTTTCTAAGTCGAATCCTAATCTTGTAATGTCATTGTATTCTTCATAACCCTTAAACAATCTTTTTTCCTTTTGGATAAGGTATTGTTCTACTGGTGATGGTATAAGGAAGTATTCTTTAGTATTATCTCCATATGGGTCAATTCCTCCTTCTTTGAAGAATTGCATTAAACTTCTATATCCTTTTAAAGATTTAACCAAAAACTTTAGACCTTTTTCTAATCGTTCATTTCCACCAGTATCCAATTTCTCAATTAGGATTCCGTGTTTGGTCATTGCTTCTTTTTGAAGTCCTTTGGATGATTTGTAAAAGTTAAGTCCGTGGAGGTCACCAACCCAAGCAAATGGGGTGAATGTATCTTTTCTAATTTCTTTCCCTTTTCCAGGGATTTCTTTGATTTTGAAAATGTTTTCTGTTGCCCAATCATATTCTATGGCAACGATGTGCTCTTCGGGGTCGTTTCCGTTTAAGAAACTTTCGATTTCTTCAGGTGTAATCATTATTATATTTTTATAAGTTCAGTATATTAGCTGTCATACTGGATGACATTTACCTTGTCCTTATAAATATAAAATGAAGAACTAATTAAGTCAAATTACAAATCAGGAAAAATACTATTAGTGGTTATGTCGAAAGTGTAGGAAATAGGATAAGTTACAGCTAAATTAGTGAATACTGATGTACCATCTAAATCCGTATAATCATCACCAGTTATAACTTGAGCATATCCTATTGTTGTACCTGAATTAATTGTTATTGCTGATGTAATTGTAATACCTGTACCAGTTATTTGACCTAATGTATTTGTGAAAGTTAAATCTAATTGATTGTTTAATTGTTGTGATGAAGTTATAACATAATCAACATTTACTGAACCTGATGTTACAATACTTGTTAAATTAAGATTAATTGTTAGTCCAGTTGCAGGGCCATTTATACAACAAGGAAACTCTGATACATAACAACTATCATATTCCAAATCATCAGCAATATAAGATTCTTGTACATTAATATATAACTTTTCTCTAATAGGTAAAATTAATACACCATCAGAACTTCTTAACATAAATTGACCCTCGAATCTTCCTACTCTATTTGTGTCTCTATTTTGAAATTGATAGTATAAATAATATTCAGGGTCAGCATTAGGGTCAACATTTGTTTTTTCAACAAATCCCGCAGGTCTCGATGTAATCTTTGGAACACCAGTCTCCACATCCATCATTGAAAAGAATAATGCCGATTCTTCGATTAACGACATAAAATTATCATAATCCAATCTGCCATTCTTCACCACCTGAAGCTTAAGGAGGGGTAGGGTTGCGTTCTTTTTAATAAAGAATTCCATTTAGTTTTTATATATAAATACTCTTTTGTATGGTATTTATATTTGTATGGAAAAATTGATAAGAAAAATATTATTTGAGGAATTTTACCCTAAAAAAATCTATGTGAAAGAAATTTCCATAAATGAATTAAATCATCTCATTTTATTAAATGAAGGGTCAACAACACTAAAATGTAATGATGGTCTATTTAATTATGCTAAAAAAATAATAGAGAGTTATTACGATGAATTAAAAAGTTACAAATATAAAAGAAGTAGATTTACTGTTGAACAAACTGACCATTATTGTAGTAGATATAGAAGAAAGGACGAACCAGAAAACAAAAATAACCCTGATATATACAATCCTTTTACCACCGAAGGTGTCGATTTAGTTTTTAAATCAATACCCTCAATTTATGATACGATTGTTAATAATAATTGGGATAACAAGAAAGAACTTTGTTTTACTATCAAAACAGATTCTATAACCAAGAATGGGAAAATAGTACCATATACAGTCGCATTCGTTGTCCATAAGAATATCTTTGAAAGTAAAAGATATAGGATAACATTGAAAACTCAAATTAAAGGGGTTGAAATGCGTGATAAAAATTATGAGTATTGCGGTAAATATACAATATAAAAAGGTGAGAATAATTCTCACCCTTTTCAAGTTTCCAATTTTCGTACTTTGGAGACACGCTGGTTTGGCTATATACCAGAGAGCCAATAGTCACCATCTTTCGATGTAATCAAGCTGTCTATCATTTTCGACTATCAGGAGTTGCCCACACACCCTAACTTTAAGGAAAGTCATCAACCAAGACCATTATTCTAACCCTTTATTGTTTTACAAAGATACAATCTCTTTATAAATATCCAAAACTTTTATTGATTTTTTTTTAATTTTCTTTTCTCAATTTTGAATCGTAATGGTCGAACCTATTGTGCTCGGTGGGGGTTAACAACAATAAACCAGGTTTAATTTTCCCTTTTATTGTTTCTTGGTAACAATACGACATGAGGGTCTGTTCGAATGGGTGAGCCCATTTTGTTTCCAAATAACATTTATAATTACCTTCTTTACTTAAAACGATTGGCCAATTTGATAGGTAGATTTCTCCACCTACATATGGTACACCTTTATGAGTACTGATGAATTCAAACTTTGTTTTAGGTGCATTTGGGTCTAATCCCATCTGTGGAAGTTTTGGATTGTTTGGCCAATGTTTTTGTCTAAAATCTTGGGGTACATTGTACCACGCCCACTGTGTTCCATTGTCACCATAAAACTCCGTATAATTTAGTTTAAGAAAATCGAACTTTTCTTTTTGAATAATCTCTAAACTTTTTTGATATAAGTTGATTACATATCTATTAAATCCATTTTTACAAGTTTCATTCTTTGGATAGAAAAACATATCATCTTCCCAAAACCAGTAGAAATCTAAATCGGTATCATTAAAATGTTCGGCAACAAATATCCTACCCCCCATTATGCCAATATTATCTTTCTTTATATGTTCAAATCCATATTGTTCACACAATTCTTTATATCTTGGTGTTGTTGATAAATCTGTTGAGTTATCCAACAAAAACTTTCTTGGTTTGGTTATAAAATCCCTATCATATTCTAACATTGATTTTATTAAGGTCTCAAATTGTTTTGGTGAGTTGAATGTGATAACATATAAACCCACCTTAGATATATCATTACTTTGATATTTGATTGGTTCAGGTGTTTCATTTAATACTTCCAATGTGTCGTTCTTCAAATCCTCAAAAAACTTACCCATCAATCCATTACCCTCTATCATTGAATAGTTGATATGTTGGGGATATAGATAAGTCATTATTGTGAATATGGATTCTTCAGTGCCCATAAATCCTTTTGATAATGAATCATTAAGTAACATATAATACAATGAGTTCATATCATTGATTCTTTCTTTTTTTCCACCAAAGAAACCACCCCTTGCAACTCTGTTTGTTTTTGTTTTGGTGTAATTATTCATCGCATTTATTTCAAATCCGTGAATCTCTGTACTTGTTTCATAAGGGAAACAAACGAAATGGAATCTATCTACATATTTGGGTAATTTGTCTAATACTTTATCGTGGGTAAAATAACCAGGATGAATTGTGTTTGTAATACCAGCATCAATCCAAAACATATAATCTGAGTTAAACTTATCCAATATTCTTGCATCATTTAGTAAGAACATTTTGGACATAACCAAAGGATTATACATTTCAAGTTTTGCTTGGGTTGAATCTTTTAACCAACCAACTTGATTGTACCAACTTGGGTCTTGCCTAATCTTTTGTATCTTTGGATAGAACTCATTATTAATGAACCAATCTTTTGGTCTTATTATGAATTGTGTGTTATGTGAATCTCTTCTTTGTTCTACAAATCTTTGTAAGTCGGTATCACCAAATATTATTAAGTTTACATCTAATTTGAGTAAACTTTCAAACTTATCTAAATAGTGTTGGTATGTTCTTGACCAACCTTCAGTTAATTGGTCTCTACCTATATCCCATAATCCTGTTACTAATGTTAAATTATTCACCTTTTATATCCTCCAAACTTTTATAAAAACTTTTGTTAATTGTTAAATAATTTGATGGACAATCAGGTGTTAAATTGTTTTCGTGCCACCAAACATCGAATGAAAATAAATTAAACCATTCTTTATTATTCATAAAGATTGTGGTCATAATTTGTTCCTCAGAATATAGTTTTTTTTCTTTTTCAGTAACCCACAAGAAAATCCTTTCAAACTCCTCAACAAATTTTTTCATAACTTTTTTTGTTCCACCAAATAAACCACCAATTATATGATACGAACTATCGTATTCTATATAATATTCATTGGGTAAAGTATTCGACCAAAAATTTGAGCCAGTATTAGATTTACCAATTACTAAAATCTTGTCCTTCGATTTTTCAATTAACCTATCTAAAAAGGTGTCATCAAAAAAGTAAGAATTAAAATATCTTTGATAAGTGTTATTGTTCACCAAATACTTGTCGGGAATAATACCACAATGACTTAGACCTGCATCTATCCAATAATAGTTGTCGTAACTTAACGTTTCATTGAAAAACCAAAAAAACTTATTGTACTGAATTTCAAAACATCTATCACCATTCTTTATCGTATCAATGTCTTTGTACTTCGAAAAAATATGATGATGTTTTGTATCCTTTAGTTTGAAAGGAATGAATTTTAATTTATCTTTTGATATTCCATTTTGATTATGAAAAAAATGTTCCAGATTTGACAAATCACTTGGATTTGTATAACAAATAAAATCGGCACTTGTCATTCTCAATAGTGATAACAAGCTATATTTATAATGTTCTTCTCTACTAGGTCTACCACCAAACTCAGTACCAAATAAGTTATTGTATATACAAGTTAGGAATAATGTTTTCATATTATGAGTATTTCAGGTTTTCACAATAATTTATATCGTAATATTGTATATCTAATTTGTTCTTAGTATACAAGTTCCAGTTGTAAGTTATTAAATAATGATTGTTATCGGTGGTTTTATTGATATCAGAGAACCCCACTCTTTGAGTTACTAAAGGTAAAGATGGGGCGAAACACTTTAGTTCTTTAAAAATGTCTTCATAATAATATTGGTCAATAGCTTTTTGATTTTTTTCATTCCATATTATAGCCATCTGAGCAAACTTCCTATTAATAATATAACAAACAGTATTATAGATTCCCCTATGGTGTTCTTCTTGTTTTGGTAATTCACTAAGATTTAGTAAATGGTTGGAGAAATTATTAACAGGACAATTTATACTAGGTCCTAAATGAAAATAATCCCAATCTACTTCACTCAACTCAAATAGTGATTTTTCCAATTGTTCTTTTACATAAGGCATAAAATAACAATCGTCCTCAAATATCATAATGTATTTCTCATCAGTAGCTAAGAAGTCCTCTAATATTTTTAAGTGAGAGTAAGCACAACCTAAATAACTACCATAATCAATCGCCTTAAAAATATCATACTCCCAACCAATAAAATCCATTTCGTCTTTGAATAACTTTAATCTATCGGGTCTCCTTTCTAAGTTTATTACTATTTTTTTTACCTTACGAATATCAAACATTTTACAAATTACCAGTTAATCTATCACACCACCCTTTTGATTTTGAATGTGGCCATACAACCCAATATGCTGGTTTTTGAATCGTATTAAACTCTCTCCATATCTTACAATATCCATCAGGGTCTTGCATTACTCTGTTTATTTCATTAATGTCAGCATCTTGTCTAAACATCGTTTCATCTTTTGAGTCGTGGAATGCTACAACCCAAAAATCATAATCTTTTTCAGGTACAGATGTAAATCCAACATCAATACAATGTTTGAACACGCTCGCAAAACTATTTAAATAATCTTCCTCTGTCTCAAAATTATATGGATTTGGTGGATAGTATTTATCTGTTGTATATTTTTGTACTCCTCTTTTATTAAACTTAATACCTGCGTATTTCTCATAATCTTCTAAAGTTCTTTCAGTACCAAATCCGTATTTACCAAACTCTTCAGGGTTAAATATTTCACCATCCATACCAAACAATCTTCTATTTCTTGCGTGTGATTTTTCATTCTTCTTAAACCAAACCTTATCAACATCCCATTGTTTCGTTCTACCTTTTCTGGTATACTCGTGCCAAATAACAACTCTATGTGGATGGAATAAATCATATCCGTGAGTGAATGCTCTAACACCAACACTAATTTCTTCTCCGTGGAAATAGTATTCAGGGTCATGTTGAACTTCATTACTAAACTCACCTAATGTAAAACAGAAATGAGCTGAATAAAATCTTGCGGGAATTGGACTTGTTAGTTCTTGCCATCCTGGTATAACTTCAGGTAAAAAGAATACAGCACCTTCAGGTATAAATCTATCAAAGGTCATTCTCCAAGGTTCATTCACTCTACCTTCAGGGTCATTATCTGGGTCAAATGAAGATACATAACCAGTTAACAATGGTTTACTGTAACCACTTAACTGTAAACTATTAATCATATCAATTAAGGTAACATCCCAATCTTGTTCAAATCTCATATGAGAATCAATCTGTAATGTATATGTTTCACCTGAATATAATTGTTGCACACTATGTCTTGCCCAACATACACCCAATGATTCCTTATCTAACACATCAATGATTCTAAATCTATCATCATTTCTGTATTCATCTAAATTGAAATTATCTTCTTCATTATATTGATTACAAATACCAACCCTCAAGTTCTCAGGATACTTGGCTTTGAAAATCATATCTTGTAAGGTGGGATTAAGTTGGGGGTCTCTAAAGGCCGCTATTTGTACGAATATAGTTGACATTGAATTTTTATACAAAAAATATAAAAATTGGATGGAAAGAATAGATTTAATTAAATTATTTATTCTTTAAACTCTCAATCTCTTTTTTAAGGTTTTCAATTTCTTCCAATAAATGTTTAATAACAATTCCGTGATATGGTGTTACTTGGTCATAATTCATCGAAAATTGTGTATCTTTTGGACTTAAAAATCCATCCTCATCTATTGTTTCTTCTAAACCTTCTTTTGGTATTAAACTGATTAGGTGGTCAAATCCCGCCTTTGACACTTGTTGTGCCGAGTAACCAGCTTTTATATCTTTATCATCACCTTCTTTCCAAGTGTATTTAATTGGTATTAAATTATTCACCAATTTAACTCCTTCTTCTAAAGTTATTTCACCTTGTATGTCCTTCATTCTCTCATCTGAGAACGCATCTATTTCTTGACCCCAAATACGATTGTTTGCATATAATGAAATGGATACTGACTGAGAACCACCTGGGTAAGTACCAGCACCACCCGTGGTCAAAAATCCATAAGCTGCGGCCGTAGTAACAGTTCTACCAGTGTTGATAGTTACATAACCATTCAATGATGTAGTTGCAATAGCAATACCTGAACCTATACTGGC